TTGTTACATCTGACAAAGCATTTAAGTCAGTCGCTGCTAACAAAGCATTTCTTCTTTGTCTTAGGTCTGCCATTGCTCTATCAAAAGCACCAGATTCCCAAGCTGCTTCTTCTGCGTCTCTTGCTGTTTCTTCTGCTGATGTGAATTGGATTCTTTCTCCATTCACCATTTTATATCTTGCCATATTTTTTCTCCTGTTTGTTGTTGTTGTATACTAATTAAACCACTCCGTAAAGTGAGATTGTTCCAGCATCTATATTGCCTGAACTCATTTTAAACTGAATAGCATCTATTGCTGATGTTGTATTATAATAACCAGCAAAATGTTCAGCTTGTGAATAATTATCAGATTGATAATTTTGTATTACCCCCATGTAATTTTTTACAAAGGTAGTGCTACTTGGTTCAAATAAATGTAAATAACCACTAGCACATTCATCATTTCCATTTCCAATAGAAATAGCAAGTTTTTTAAAACCTGTGTCTTGTGCATGATCGTTTGATGTTGAATAAGCAAGAGCAGCAGAACTATCAGCTTCATTATGATATGCTTCAAAAAGAGTTGTTGTAGCTGCTATATTATAATTAGAACCAGTATCAGCTGAGGCATTAAAAGTAAGATTAGCATCTGAAGCTGGGTGAATATTATTAAATGTAAATATGTATTCTTTGTAAGTATTATCTAGCACTACTGAACTAGCACCATCAACAAAAGATATAGATGCTGAGCTACTAGCAGTTTGTGTTTTAATTAATATTAAATTACCAAGTCCTGTTATGCTACCTACTGCTGTTGCATCTTTTACTGCTCTGTTATTTAATTTAATTATGCTCATGATTTGCTTAATCCATACATTTTGATAACACCGCTATCAATGTTTCCTGACGACATCTTAAAATCTATTGCATTAATAGCAGACGTAGTGTTAAAATAACCAGCTACAAAATTATTATTTTCATAGTCACTACTTGTAACACTAGAACCTGTGTATATAAAATGCTTAACAAAAGTTGTATTAGACGGTGAAAATAAAAATAATTTTCCGCTTCCTGATTGATCATTATCGTTTCCAATTAATCTTAATAGTTCTTGATAACCTGTACCTTGTGCAATATCTAAACTAGCTTGATAATTTAAACCTGTTGATGAGTCACTCTCATTATGTATAGCTTCAAAGTAAGTTGTTGTTTTTGTAACATTATAATTTGAACCTCCATCACTTGAACCATTAAAAGTTAAGCTAACACCATCACTAGCTGGGTGCATACTTATAAATTTAAATAAATAAGTATCATAAGTGCTATCAATATTAGAAGTAAAAGATGATGACGATACTCCTGATGTAATAGTGTTTGTAGCAAGTAAAACTAATGAACCACTTGCTATACTATCTAAAGCAGTTACACTTGAAATTGAATTGTTATTGTATTTAACTAATGCCATATAATTTTATAACTCCACTATCTATGTTGCCACTACTAAATTTAAAATCTACTGCATCAATAACTGACGTAGAATTAAAATAACCAGCTGACAATGTTCTATTAGTATATGTTGGTTTATATAGATTGTTGAAATCTGCTATAAAATGCTTTACGAACGTATCGCTTGATGGTTCAAACAAGTGTAAAGTTCCACTTCCTGAAGCATCATTATCATTTACATAATAATCATTTATGATCGCATAATTTGTTGATTGTGCTAAATCAATTCCTGTATTGTAATAAAAGTTGCTATCACTTCCATCTTCTTTATGATTAGCTACAAAAGTAGTAGTTGTTGCTGTTACACCATAACTACTTCCACCATTTGTACTTGCTTGAAATGAAAAATTTACACCATCACTAGCTGGGTGAATGTTTATAAACTTAAATACATACTCTTTATAGGTACTATCTATTCCACTTGTAAAAGATAATGAAGAACTACCACTAGCTGTCTGTGTAGATATTAAATTTAATCCACCACCACTAATACTAGCTGGTAAAGATGTAATTGATGATAAGGAATTGTTGTTAGCAAAGTTAAGAGCCATTGATTACTCCTTTGGATTGTCTGATTTTACTTTAGCTATTGCGTCTTTCCAAGTTGTAGTACCATTAACATTATCCCAATACTGCATATCAAGTTGTTCTTGAATTGTAGGATAAGCAACTTCTCTATCTCTTTGATATTGTTTAGCATCATAGTCAGCTTGTAATTCTTCTTGTTTTGCTAAAATTTGTTCATTTGTAATATTAGTTGGATTACCATCATGCCAAGTAATTTTATTTATATCATTTTGATCTACACTTACTTTAGCATGAACACCATCTTGTTCTTTTCTAATGGCTACGATTGATTGAATTATATCCATTAAGTTAATACCTCCATTGCTGTAATTGTACTTGCAACCCAAGGATAACTTACATTGTTGCTAGTTGTGTACATTCTGTTTAAATATAAAGTTGTGTTTTCTGTTTCTCTCCACTCTACATTATAACTTATTGAAGATGTTGAACTTGGACTATCTAAAAAATTCATTCCTTGATTAACAATAGCAGTATCACTCCAACCTTTTTGATGAAAAGTTGCTTGTGGTTGGCTTCCACCAATTCCACTATCAGTTCCAATACAAATAGCTGTACTATCTCTCATTAATCTTAATTGACAAGAATAAGTTCCTTGTGATCCTAAAGATAAATTAACAAAAACTAACACTTTAGAACTGGTAGCACTTGGAGTTATAGATACTGCTAAACCACTAATATCACTAAATGAATCTGATGTTGTTGATGTTACAGTTGATAAAGTTGTTGAAACAACTTGTGCAATTTTTCCACCGCTAGGTGCTGCAAATGTATTATCACCTCTTAAAAAAGTTGTAGCATCTTTAGTTCCTGTTGCTGTTAGTTTAGCAAGAGATACTGTACTGTCAGATGGTACTCCAAGATCAAGAACTGATCCTAGTATATGAATAAAGTCTATAACATCACCTGTTACAAGGTTCGATGCAAATGTAATCGTTGAACCTGATACAGTATAAGAACTACCAGGTGCTTGAATTACACCATTTAAACTAACCAACATATGATTAGCTGTTTCAGGTACTACATTAACAGATGATACTTGCATCGTATATGCAGCTTGACCATTAACTACACTAATAGCATCGCAGACTTGAAAGTTTCCTATTGATGGTGATTGTCCTATATATGCCATGTTTTACTCCTATGTAATTCCATATAATTTTATAATTCCACTTTCAATCTCTCCGCCAGACATTTTAAATCGTACGCCTGTTACTGCTGTATTATCTTCTATTCTACCTGAACCTGCAACTTCAGAAACTTTATTTCCATCGTGTTGATAAGCAAAAGTCCAATTCGCAATCGTATCAAAACTTGTATTGCTAGGATCGTGTAAAAAAAGCCTACCACTTAAACCACCATCATTATTATTAGATTGAGCATTTGTCATATCTATTTGTGCTGCATTTTGTGCATTACCAAAATTAGTTGCACTATCAGATGTAATCCTACGATAAGAGTAATCATAAATAGACGAAGTTTCAATTGAACCACCTGTAAAAAATAGTAATTGTAAATTAACATTATTATTATATGGGTGTAAATTAATAAATTGAAACATATAAGTTTTATATGTGCTATCTATGTTTGATGTAATATCTACTGTTGCACTGATACTAACTGTTGTAGTGGATAATAAAACGTGAGTACCACCACCTTTAATTAAACTGTAATCAATTCTTTTAATTACTCCAGCATCTGAAACTAGAAATTCATCTGTATCAGCTGGTTCTGTCGCTAGTGCTGTCTGTGCAGAAATAACATCTGTATTTACCTTTGCTCCTGTTACAGCTGTGTTAGCTAAATCAGCAGTAGAGATAATACCATCAGCAATATCGCTTGATGTTAAGGGTGCATTAGCAGGTACTTTTCCAATGTAAGCCAATTAAAACTCCTATGTTATTTCCATGACTGATAATGTTCCTGATACTTTATCAGCAACTGAACAATCAATTTGAATTTTATCTCCAGCTTCTAAAATTACTTTAGAACCTGATAAAACTTCTAATGAGCTTCCTGTTGGTATCGTTACATCTTTAACTAAAAACGATGTACCATTAGCAACATTGTTTGCTCCACCTCTGTTTGATGTTGTACTAACGTGTTCTACTTCAACTGTTACTGCTGTTGTATGAATGTTAGCTAACACAAGACCAAGAACTACAGTTGTTGTACTTCCTGCTGCTGTATACATAACATAAGGTGTACCTGCTGAAGCGGGTTCTGCTGCGAAGTTGATTGCTTTAAAAGTGTTTGCCATTTATATCTCCTTTTTTCTTTTATACTTATCCTAATGCTATTGCAAGAGCTGTTGGATCTTCCCCTGTATTAGTTATTGTTATTGTTTCGTTACCGCCATCATTAGTTTCTGTTAAACTAATATTTGTTCCAGCAGTTAATTTAGCAAGTAAGAAGTTAGGTGTTGTATCATTCGCTGATACTGAAACTTTGACATCTGTATCTGCTTGTATTGCTACCCATGCAGACCCTGACCAAACATTTAAAGCTCCTGTAGATGAATTGAAATATAATGCACCCGTTGCTAAAGCATTTCCATCGTTGTCTGTTGATGGAGCTGAAGATTTAGCTCCTAAATAAGTATCATCAAAACTATCAAAAGATGCAGCGGCATCTGAAGCACTTGATGCTGCGGCAGTAGCAGAATTAGCTGCGTTGGTTGCTTGTGTTGATGCAGTAGATGCAGATGTAGAAGCATTAGATGCTTGTGTAGAAGCTGTTGATGCAGATGAAGCAGAAGCAGTAGCTGAATTAGCAGAAGCTGTTGCACTTGTCGCTGCAGCGGTAGCCGAAGTTGCTGCTGATACAGCATCGACTAATAATTGAAAATGATCTGTGTCTGTTAAACTATCTCCAACAACAGAATCAGCTACACAAATATAAATATTGTTAAGTTGAGCTGTAGTTGTTGATTTAATAATATCTCTTTGTACATAAGCTGCAGTAGTTACAGTAGCATCAGTTCCTTTGAAAGTTCCTAGTTCTTGAGTAACTGAAAGTTCTCCTGAAGAATCAAAAGCTAAAACTTTATTAGCTCTTTCTGTTGCACCCACAGTAAATTCTGTAGAGGTCATGGTGTTCGTTCTTGAAAGTTTTATGGATCGATTAAGTTCTTCTTGAACTTGTTGAGTTGTCATGGTTGCACGATCCAAACCCTCTTCGTGTGTCTCCGCAGGGAATGGATCATTAGCGATATAATCTATCGCTTGAGTTTGCGGGACATTCCTAATTAAAACAACTGTCTCTGTGGCAGTAGGAATATTGCCTGCAGTAAATACGACATTACCTCCTGAAGCACTACCTACACCTGTGACTGTATAATGAGTTGTTAAAGTTTTGGTTGTCTCTGTTCCTGCAGCAGACCTAATGATAACTTGTAAATCTGTATTGGCAAATATCTTAAAACCATAAACAAAGGTGTCATTACTACCATTGCCTGAATATGAATTTTTTACTGTTGTTGAAGATATTGTCATAATGTTTCTCTATATTGAATTATGTGCCTTTTGTCTATGGTTTTAAATAATAACTTTGACCTCTTTGTTGTTCATGTTTATCCCTCATTCTTCTAAAGAACCCTGGGTCTAAATATTCTTTTACTTGATAGCCAATTAAGTAATCATAAGCTGTTTTTGTATAATATAAGTTTAAAAAAGGTACATTACCTTCTGCTAACTGTACAAATTTTTTTCCTGCTTTTTTTGGATCATTCATACTTTGAACTATATCAAAAATTTTCTTTATATCAGAAGCAGTTGGTCCTAAAGCAGTTTCAAAAATACCATTACCATATTCATTTTGCAATTCATTAATTAAAAAATCACCATAAATACCAGCACCTCCACCTTGAGCAAATGCTTGAACTAGAGTAGATTTTTTATTTGGATCTCTTGGTGATCTTCCTTTAATCATATCTTTTACACTCATAGCTATGTAACCCCAAAAGGTGCTTAACATAAGTAAACTTGCTAAACCTGATACTTTTGCTAATCTTGAATCATCTGGTCCATAAGAATATAATTCTCTACCAATAATTTTTTTCCATATACTAATAGGAAAACTTTTAAATTGCATAACAAATCTAATTGTTTCTCCCATTGGAGTACCTTTTTCTAAGCCTTGATTAGTAATAGCTCTAATAGCTGCATCTGGTTCTGGTGTGCCATGCATAGTTTGATCTACTAAAACATTTCTCCATGTAATTTCTAAGTCTTGTTTAAAGTTTCTTATTTCTCTTTGACTTAATTTTTTACCTACATAAGCATTAATTACACTGTCAGATAATTCATTAACACCCTCTGCAGTCATATATCTTTTTCCCTCAACATCTAAAGTTTTGATAGAACGAAGCATATTCCATTTACCATCATCAATACCATACAATGTTAAAAAATTTCTTTCTCTTATACTTAAATCAGAAAATTTTAATTCAGTTTGCATACCATAATGTCTGGAAAGTCCTACTGCCATAGAACTTTTTAAACTTGAAATCCAACCATTTAAAGTATTCCATTTAAAAAATGTATTTTGTATTTTACCCATTGTACCCCAAGTATCATTAGCAGCACCATATTTATTACCCATAAAAGAATGAATAGAATTACTTGTGGTTTGCAATACTTCCATTGCAGCTCTATCATTAGTTTTAAATAATCCATTAAGAGCTTCAAATAAACCGCTGAATAATCCTCTTCCTTGAAAACTTGTTGTTCCCATATATTGAGCTAAATCACCAAATGATGTTATAGTAGCTAAACCTAACTTACCTGTATTCTGCAATGTTCTTACACCCATACTGATAGTAGCTAAAGTTTGATTACCAATACCATTAATACTTCCATCTATTTCTTTAAATTGATTTTCAAAAGTTTTTAAATTTAATTGTCTAGTAATTTTAGAATCTTGATCTTTATATTTTTTTCTTAATAAAGCTAAAATTTTATTTAATGTATCTTTAGGATTAGTTCCTAACTCCTGCATAATAGCAATATTTCTTGCACTATTACTTAAAACACCCATTACACTTTCTTTTAAAGAAGGTTCGCCAAATGCAACATTATATTCTTGCCTAGCTTGTACATCTTTAAAATGTAAAACTCTTGATGCGTTTAATCGATTAGTAACATTTCTTGTTCCATAAACACTATTTGTACCACCATGTTTTAAATGATCTCCAGACATGATACTGTTATAAATATCACCTAAAATATTATCAATTTGAGCAGGATCGCTGACATTAGCAAAAGTCCTAGGTATATCTAATCTTCCTTTTATAAATTCTACCCAAGCTGTTCTATTATCTCCAATAATTTTTGATATTTTACTAGCATTAGCCATTTTTTCTGTATTGTGTGTAGTTCTGGTAATCCAATCATCTAGCAAACCTATGTTTGCACCTAAATCATTTAATCTATTTCTCCAACTATTTTGATATTTTTTTAAAATCATCGCAATGTCTTTAGCTTGTTTTACTCCTGTTGTAATACCAACCATTTCTTGCATAATCTCTATATCCATCTGACCTTCACTAAAATCTCTCCACGCATTATCTCCTAATTTATTTATTTCAGTTATTAATCTATTGACTTCAACAACTTCTATTGTGTCTTGTTTTGCACCAATAGAATCTCTAGTAATTTTTGAAAACTTTTGAATACCAACTAATATAGCTTCCACACCTTCTACTGCGTTCATTTTACCTTCAGACATATCTACAGCATCAATAATTTTTTGATATGTGTCTAATGCTTTAATATTATTTTCTGCTAAATTTCTTTTTTTAAGAGCTTGTTCATATTCAAAATTATTAATAATTTCTTGAGCAAGTATTTTATCAGTTTTACCTTGTTGTTGTTGAAAAGCATTTTCATTAAGTTTAATTTTAGCTTCATCTAAAATTTGATTAACTTGATCATCAGATAATAAATCACCAGTTAATCTTTTAATTTCTTTAAAACATTTTGATATTGTTTTTATTGTTACCATTAACTGTTCCTTTTAGTGCAATTAGTTCCTGCTTCTATAGCATCTCTAATTTTAGTTTTATTTTTTATAGAATTATCTATTTTTGTAATTTCAGCTTTGTCTTGTCTAATCTCTGGAATTAAATCTTCATCTTTAATATTTAATTGTTGTTGATGAAAAGTATTTCTTAAAGATAAATTTTCTGCTTCTAATTCTATTTCAGCAGTATTTTTTTCTGCTACACTTATTTCTGTTTCTATTAAAGTTTCTGATGAATTTCTTAAACGAAGATCACGTTCAGTTTGTAATCTAGCATCATCATTAGCTTTTTTCTTAGCTTCAAAAATTTGTCTTTCTGTTTTTTGTAAGTTTCGCATATTTTGCAAATAAATTTTAGCAGAACTTCTATCTCCTTTACTTAAAGCATCTTGATATAAACCTCTAAATTCTTTTACTTGACTATCTAATTTATTTAATTGGTCATCTCCAATTCTAGTTTTTTCAACAATAACATTTCCTGTATCTACTTTTTCTCCATTAAGTACACGACCAACAGAATATTTTAATAAAGCAGTTTGATTCTCTGGAGATATTGCAGCTAATTTTTGATAAATATTAGGTTTACCTCTTATGTCAGCAATGTAATCACCTAGTCTACCAATACCAGTGTGAAATGCAGAACCAAGAAAACCACCAGCTGCTATATTAAAAAAAGCATCATAACCTGTGTAGTCTGCTTGTTCTGATTTTGCTACACCAAATACTAAAGGTTCAACAGCAGCATTACCCACTAAACCTTCAACAAAACCTTTTTTCATTCTAGCAATATTTTTACCAGAACGAGCCACCATGTTTGCAAATCTTGCTTGACCCACAACAGGAACAAAAGATGCCGCAATATTTATAGGATCTAAAAAACTTGTTCCAATAGATTCTAAAAAGAAAAAACTTTTAGCTAATTTTCCATCTGGTCCTCTAGCAATAGTATTATTTCTTTCTATTTCTATTTCTTTTCTTTTAACCAAATAATCAACTACACCTTCTCTAGTATCTTCTTTAAAAACTAAACCTAGATGACCATATTGTTTATTTAACTCATCTCTATTTAGATAAGTATTGCTAGATCGATATGCTTGTACTTGTTCTTTAACTCTAAACAAAGAAGAGGTAGGATTGTAGTTCCAAGCATTTTGAAATGTAGCACCAACAGCTTCAAAAAAACCAGTTTTAGTTTGATCGTATAAAGAGCCAAGAGTTTCTTCTGAAGTTTCAAATGTTCCTAATCCAAGATTGTTAATCATTAACAACCTCTTCATATTCAACTGCACCATAAGGATCAACGTAATCAATTAATGGTAATTCATCTCCAGTAACAGGATATGTAGAAGTAGGATTTAAAAAAGAAGTTTCTATTTTTTGACCTTTAGCATTTGTTATAGGATATGTTCCATCTGAAAATTCAGCATATAAAATTGCACCAGTTCCATCAGCATTTAATAACCATTTAGCATTATTTCTAATAGTTGAAGTAATTTTTTCTTTCGCCATTTCTTCAGTTACACCTTCTGCGTTTGAAAATTGAGCATAATGTATATAACCATCTTCTCCATGAAAACGATCTAAATAATTTCCTTCTGCAGTATCTTGTATGCCTAATAAAATATTATCATTAACAACTGTAACAAATCCTTGATTAACAGTTTTACCATTTATATCTGTTGGTATCATGTATGTTAAAGAAGGATCAATTTTGTAATCTGATATAAAATCACTAACAGCTGATTTTGCAGCTTCTTTTGGTTCTACACCTTTATTAATTCTTTCTAATGTAGCATTATATAAAGTGTCTTGAATAGAACCAATAAATACAGTTTTATCAACAGATCCTGAACCTTGATTGTAAATGACATCTTCATATCCAGAATCTTTCATAGCAGTACCAACATATTTCAAAACTAAACTAGGTGTCATACTTCCTTTCAATCTTGCTGCGACTACTTTTTCTAAATCTTTAGTTGAACTACCAATTAAAATATCTCTACTTAAATCTTTATTATTTGTACTCATAGCAACCGCATATTCATTTGGTAATTTTTCAAATTGTAAATGATTTAAAACTTTTCCCATATTATCTGTGCCGTAAATAGCTGGTAAACTATTTATAAAAGATTGTTTTTCTTCCCAAGGAGTGTCGGGATTCGTAAGAGTTGATTTAATTGATGTAACTTCTGCTTTAGTTAATATTTTAATATTAGATGGACTAACTTCCATTTTAGTCTGAACATCTATTAATGCGTTGCTTAACAATTCTCTATTTTTTAATTTTACACTTTCATTAGTTTCATTTTGATAATTATTAGTTAATTCTGCTATTTCAGGATTGGTTTCTGTTATAAATTTAACAGGGTCGGATTTCATTTGTTTAGTTCTGTTAGCTATGGCTTTAATTAAACCTTGTTGTAATTTAGCTTGTGTTATAGGATCTGCTGGTCCTACATATAAATCAGTATTAAATTTTTTACTTTCCAAAACATTATTAACTTCACTTAAAGGTAGTGTGTTAATTAATCTAACATCTTCAGCATTAGTTTTAGCTAAATCATAATTTGTTCTTAAATCATTATATTCTTGTGGTTTTAAAATTTGTTTTGCAAAATTAAAATCAAAAGGTTGTTCTGTTCCTTTGGTTTGTAAAGAAAAAAGAACATTATTAAATTCTTTTTTTAATTCTGGAGTAATAATAGTTTCTACTTCATTAATAAATTTGATTCTTTTATCTAAAGTAATATTAGTATATTTATTTTTATCCATTAAATTAAGATAGGCTTGTTTAGGATTAGAAGATATTTCTTGAGTCACTTCAAACCCTTCAATAACACTTGGTATACTTTGAGTTAATTTATCATATTCATCAACATCAATTCTGCCTTTGTAACTATCTTCATATAATTTTTCTAAATCTGTTGTTATTAATCTTAAAGCCATAGGGTCTTTACTGACATAAGCTGCAGTTAATAATCTATTTTGTTTTATGGAAACTTCATTATCTAAAGTATCTAATATATTTTTTGATACTCTAGTATTAGTTTTAAATATTCCTTTTTGAACTTCTCCTAAAAAATTAGCATTAAATGAATTTTTAACAAAATTATTAGATGCTTGATTAGCATATTTTTCTCCTATACTTTTTGATTCTGTTTGAATTAAATTGTAGGCTTGATCTTTATTATTTAATCTTGATGCTCGTTCAATAACATCATTTAATTCCATAATTGATTGATTTTCTAGTTGTAATGTTTCAGATTTATTTTCTAAATTTTTTTCTCTAATACCATGTGCGACAACAGCTTTTGTAACAGGAGCTAAAGCAGTGCCAATAGTTTGAGATAAAGGTATTTGTATGTTTGATTTAACAGATGCAGCTTGTTCTGTAATTCTTGCTTTCGATGTAAATGTAGGTATCTTTGGCATTACGGAGCTACCACCAATCCTGGATCTTTTTTAGTACCAAAAGATCCTTGTGACATAGTTAATAAACTTGTGCCTGTTTGAGTTAAAGTTCCTATTTGTGCTAGTCTTGCAGATTGTCTAGCAACTTCACCAGATATTCTAGCAAAGTTAGCTTCTTCCATTCTTCGAGAAGCATTTACATTAGCATTATATTTTATAACATTTTTTTGTAGTTCTGCTTCTAAAGCATTAGCTTGTTCAATTCTATATGCAGTTCCTGATCCTTGCACAACACCAGATTTTGCAAGATTAACTTTTGTTTCTCCTTCAACTTTTCTAAATTCTTTATCAAATTGTGCTATATCAAATTCAGCTTGTTGCTGTATAAGTTCAGCTTCTTGTTCTGCTACTTGAGCATTACGATTTTGTACTCTTTGATTATATTTACCTATAGCACCTTGTTGTTGATATTGTGCTGCACCTAATGCTGCTACTACTGCTCCTTGCCAACCCATTTAAAAAATCCTCGCATATCTGAAGTGATCTGAACCATCAAAACCATAATGTTTCATCAATCCTTCGTTTTGTAAACCAAGCCATGAAGCAAACTTTAAACCTATTTTAAAGTCAGCTCTTACAGCTGTTTGTACTCTTTTTATATTATTTTCTTTTGCTAGTCTTGCAAAATTTTTCTTAATAGCTCTAGCAATAACTAGCGGGTGATTCCAAACTTTACCTGTAGCTAATACCCAACCTTCTGCCACACCATCCCAAATGATTTTCATACCTGCAGATGCAATAGGTTCATCATTAATAATACAAGTATAAGCTAAACCATTCTGTTCTAATTGCATAGCATCGCCTTCGTATTGTGCATCTTTATCCATAAGAACGTGGTTCATTTGATTAGCAAGAATGATCTTACCATGAGTTGAGATATAAGGCACTATTTGTAATAAATTTTTAGTCATTGGTTTGTAGTTCTGGGTATAAAGATAATATTGTTAAAGGTAAAGGTTGAGTTTGTCTAACAAAAATAAAACCATCAGTATCATAATTACCTCTAAACTCCACAGCTTTATCTCCTGTAAATGGTGGTATACCTTGATCCATAGGATCAGCTGATGTTCTAAAAGGTATTCGTTCCATGTTATCTAAAGATTCACCTACCTCTACACCAACAGACTCATAGAGTCTTATAGTAATTTCGTATATTCTTTTTGTCTTACCTTGTGATGTACCATTCTGTGAACCAGCATCAAGTCTCATGGTTTGTAAGATTGAGCTGTAACTTAAACCCACTTTCACATTAGTCGAAGAACGATCTAATGTTATCGATCCATTCGATACTGTTTTGTCAGGATGTGTTGCACCATTTGCTAAGATTGAAACTGTTTGTCCTTCAAGATGATCTAAGCCTGAAATCGTTGTAACTGCCGAACCACTATAAGCTAAAGCACTATCTAAAAAATTAAATGTTGTGTTATCGGTTTCTGTAAAATCAAAGTTATTAATGTACTCTACAAATCTTCTTGTAGCACCATTAATAGTTCTTTTAACAATAACATAAACTTCATACTCTGTATCATCTGTCGGTATAACAGCTACACTTTCACATACGGCTTTACCTGATCCAAAAGCACCACCAAAGATATGTCGATGCCAAGCTGTAACTTGTTGTTCTCTTTGATAGGTTAAACCGATAAGTTCACCATCACCTCTTACAGCATAAATAACTTGATTAGGTTCTTGTTGATACGCCATTTGTGTTAGTCCACCTTCACTAATATGTTCAGCAAGTATCGTCATGTCAGGTGCAATGTAACCATCAACATCAAAGTTATAAGCTAACTCTCTAATTTTTCTTTTAGCTCTTTGTAAAAATAATGTTGCGTTACCTACAGCTATAGCATCTACATTTGCTGCACCATGATTAGATTGTTTTTTAATTAATATGTTAGTTGGTGTAACAGCACTATCTACTCCACCTCCTGATACTGTAAACTCACCACCTGCTGTACCAATAATTAAAGTTCTTGTCGCTGTCATAAATCTAATGGCATTAACTTGGTTAGATGCAATGGTATAAATAATAGCATCGTCATCAGCTACAGTACCACCAATGTTTGCATCCATGTTTTCATAATCACCAGATTTAGAAAAGAATATAGTTTGAGGTTGAGAAGTTGTACCTGCAAATACTAATCGTTGTTCAAAGAAAGTAACACAAGATGGATGTCCTGTGGTATCTGAAAAAGAACCAAGAGACCAATTTGCGGATGCAGTAGCTGATCCTAAATCTTCTATAATAGTAATCGTAATATTTAATGTATCTGCAACTGCTGTAATTTTACCATAGCCAGTTCCAAACTGAAGTAATCGACCTACATCAGTAGATAAAAAACCACTACCACTATTAATACCTGTAACTGCACTTGCTACAACTGCCACTCCTGTACCTACTGTATGTGATCCAGGGTTTAAAGTTGTTGTTGTAATGTTAGCATCCATATAAGGACCATTAGTAAAATCAACATCAGTTAATGTCCAAGCGGTATGAGCAGTACGAGATAATTTTTCTACTTCGTGTTCAGGATGCGTGATGTACATGACATCTGCTGATTGTGCGAATTTTAAATCAAAGAGTTGTGCAGTTGTGTAAGGTGTTGTGATTTCAAAAACTTTATTGGCTACACCACCAGAAGTATAAGTCGTAAATGAAGAACTATTAATATTCGTTCCATCTTTATCTGTAAGTTCAAATGTATTAGTTGCTTTGTTAGCCACTAAAAATCTTTTGCCATTAACTTCTGTCATGCCAACTACACCACTAATAACAACTTCATCGCCATTTTCATAACCATGACCTGTTGCTGTTACCACAGCTGGATTAGCTTTAGTAATTGCAGAAATAGTTTTATCTCCCTCTAATACAGAACCACGATCTTTATATACTCTCATTTTTAAATTAGAAAACTCAAGCATATACGTTTGAGTTGTAGAAAATTCAAAAGGGATTAATCTTGTTTTGTTAGCACTATTCGCTACTTCAGCTACAAAAGTTGTACCTGGTCTTCTAGCTGCCGCACCATGAGGATAAACAACAAAGTTCTCTAATGTTTTACATCCTGAAGCATACTTAGTTAAATCGTTTCGACCATCTAAACGTGGTGATAACTCTCCGCCTGTAAAGTTTGTAAGCTGTGCAGCAACTCGTGCCATAGTTTAATACCTTGAGTTAATAAAGGTACTAGCTTCTATTGCGTCTGTCATTCCAAGATCAGGTGAATTGTTTTGACCTTCAGTTGCATCTACAAACCTAGCATCCCTTAATTTATCTTGAAATAGTTGATACATATTTTGAGTTACAGGATTAGATGATGTAACTCCATAAGCAATATCTGCTCCTAATGCTGCAGATAAAGTTTCTCTTAATAGTTCATCGTATTCATTAGGATCTGTAATTCTTGCGATGTATAAAATTTTCATAGAAGAAGCATTACTTAAAATCTTTCTACCTTCTACTTTGTGATCTAAATCATAATCTAATATTCTTAATAATCTTAAACAGTCTGCAGGTAAGGTATATTGACTTGAAAAACCCCAAGCAGGTTTATCTGTATCTGCTGCTAGTTCTACTCTCTTCTGTAAACAGTTCCAAGGATGTGATCTGAATAATGAATCTCTAACTTGTGTGTATCTTGAATTGCACAACCTTGCGTTCTTTGAATCTTCTGTAAGTGATAGGATAGTAGTTGCTCCTAATTGATTTAATGCTCCGTTACAAATATCTACTACTGATGCCATATTTTTTCCAAATTTCTTTATGAGAAAGATTAACTTCATCTTTCTTATTTTTAGTTAATTCGTTGATATTACCTATATCAATTTTTTCAACTAAAGCATATCTATAAATCTTATTATCCGTTCCCCATTCAAAATGCAACAAAAGTTTAGGATCTTTGTAAATGTTGATGAGTCTTGGATCAAATCTTGCTCTTGTCATGAAAGAAAGATGGGGGATTTCTCCCCCACCTAAATTATTGATTAGTCAATAGCATATAACATTTGCAACTGAATAGTACCAGTACCATTAGCACCTGCTAATGTAACTGTAACTGGAACACCATCTTTGTCGGCATCTGTTACTGCATTTTTGTCTAATGCGATTGTGTCTAACACAGCTACACTTTCTGCTGATGTTGATGCTGCTGCAGCTTTGTATTGATCTACGTCTGCTGCTTCAGTTGTACCATCTGCTTTATTGTGTGCTGCGTAACCTACAGAAATTGTAGTAGACGAACCTAAGGCATCGTATGCTACTGTTCCTGATAAAAGTCTCGCACCATTTGGTATGCTAAACATATGTATTGTTGATTGTTCTGCACTCGCTTCATATTCAGCAAAAGCTATTCTCACTCTACCTGCGAGTTCGTTAGTTTTTACTTTTTCAGAAGGAGTCGATGCAATCTTCGCTTGTTGTATTGAGTTTGCCATAATTATTTATCCTTCCTATTATGCTTCGTGTGCTTGAACTTCTACCACTTTTTCTTCTTCCATTCTTGTTGCTCCAATGCTCATGCAGTAGTAAACTTGAGTCGCATACGATTTGTCTGCTCTTTCGTCTATTCTTGCATTAACATCTTTACCAACTCCCAATGCAATGCCGTCTTGTGCGAAAGCAATACATGATCTTTTAGAAGATGCGATAGATAGTCTGTTTGATACTATAAAGTTAAAACCTAAGAACGAGTTGATTTCACCATTAGCCAATGCTTTGACTGTGTTAAAATCTGAACTTGTTACTTCAGTTGTACCTAATAGGTCAGTGATTTGTCTAGGTGACACTATGATATGTCTAGCGATAGACGGGTCTACACTTGCTAAATCGAACTTTTCTTTTGCAGTTCTTAATTTTGCAATCGTCAAACCATCAGTACCTGACTCAGTAATTTTCTGAGTTGAAGGTAAAGCAGTTGATGTTGATCCTGTTTCGCCAGTAAACGCAGTACCTAGAGCAGCACTGATTACTACATCATCCATAGCTCTTCCCATTGCCATAGCAGCGGCTTGAGCATAAGATGAAGTCGGGTCTATTAAGAGTCTAACTTTGTCTTGTTGATCGATTAAATCAGCAAATTCATAATCAGCTAATGATACTCTTCTTCTTGCGTGAGGTGTATCAATTTGCGGAGTGTCTGAATGTCTGCTAGTTTTTACAACTGCAGTTACTGAGCCAACCTGATCGAAGAAAGCATTTTTTCCTGTAACGCTTTCAAGTCTGACTTTGTCTCTTAATAACGATCCCATTTGTTGAGATAGCATTTGTATGTTAGCAGAATACTGCTGTACAAAAGCTGTAGTTATTTGTGATGACATAATTGTCTCTCCATTTTATTGTTATTGTTAAGTTAAACAGAAAGGTTCTCCGTCAAATTGACAGGCAATTCTTGCATTTAAAGTCTGTTAGACCGCAGTCTTTCCTACTGTCAGTAAGGTTCTTTCGAATTGTCTCACTAATAACCCCTTACATTAATTTTTAAAAAAATACAAGGGGTTAAAAATTATTTAGTTAGCATTTCTCTTAAAGTATAAACTTGTTGTACCATTTTATCATGGTCAGGATGTGATTTATTCCAATAAGGTCCATCTTTATTATTCATAATATCAGATATTTCTGTTTCAACATCGGTGTTTGAACTTACGTTTTCACTTTCTGTAGAAACTATTTTATCTTCTGACATCATTCCAGCTATCTTTGCGAAGCCTTTAATAATTTCAGGATGATCTCCAAGTCTCATTCCATCTTTAAGTTGCATATCTAATATCTCTGGGTTCATGTTAGCTTTAGCTAATGCTCCAGCTTTCTTAACATTAGATTCAAACTCTCGACCCCACTCTTGTCTTAACTGTTGTTCAGATTGAACTTGAGCAGTTTCAGTATCTACTTTGGCTTGTTGAGCCATGCCTTCCATATTATTTTTATAGAACTCTAAGATACCTTGAGCTTGTTTATTATTTAAACCTAACTGATGTGCGTTCTCAGCAAATTGTTTGATTGCATTATCATCAATAGGGACAACTTCTGATTTTGCATTTAAACTATATTTATCTGCAGACTCAGGTCTACCAAGTTTATCGTAGACTTCATTCCATTGATCTTCAGTTGAGTTTTTATTAGGTACAGCAACTTTATCTTTACCAATCATTTGTGTTGCATTGATATATGACTTTGCAAGTGCATCTATCTCTGTAAACTTTTCTATGTTTGGATCGTTTCTAAACTCTTCGGATATTGCTTCTTTCCAAGTTTTAGCTACGGGTTGTGTCTCTGTTGTTGGTGATACAGGTGTATCGGACTTAGCAACATTACTTGGTGTTGCGGTTGGTTCTGTAGTTGTTGTCGTTTCTACAGGCACAGTTTCCTGTGTTATCTGTTCTGATGACATATTTATTTTCCTTTTTCATTATCGTTTTGTAGCATTGCTTTTATAAATAGAAGGATGCTACGTTGTCCTTCCATGTATGCACTCTCATGACTATCACCTTTTACATTGGTAGTCGTATGATGGTGGCATCTCTTTTCTAAATCAGACATGACTTGTTTGCCTTCGTCTGTATTGAATATATAATTGTAGTTCTTCTTTAAACTCTCAACATACTTTTCAAAGTTTTTTTCTTTATCTTTTGCTTGACCCATTATTCTTCTTCAGCATTTGCAACGGCTCGTGCTTCTTCAGGTAAGGCTTTGGCTAGTGGAGCTATATCTCCTCCAGCTTTCGCTAACTGTTGAACTTGTTGCATCTGCATTTGCTCCTGTTGTTGTTGTTGTGCTTGTTGTCGTTCTGCATTAACTTGACTTTGTGATTTTAATATCTTCTGTGGCACACCCACTATATCAGCTAAGTGTTTAACAAGATTATCAAAATTAACATAATCAAATACAGGAGCTACATTAGCCATGCTTCCAAGAATTTCAATAGCTCTCATAATAGATTGTAACTCTGTGGATTTCTGTGCTTTAGCTAATGGTGAAACGTATTCAATTTCTATATCCTGACCAGATAAAAATTCTGGTGCTTCAGGTAATTGATTGTTTCTTAATAGAATATTAAATACTCTATCAATTAATGGTTTCAATAATTCAGATTGTAATCTTCCTAATACTGGTCCTAGTAATCTCATCTTCTCTTCGTTACGTTGAATAACTTCTGTTGCTGTCATTTGTGGACCTTGTTGCATCATCAGTTGGTTTACATAGAACACAGCTCTAATGGCATCTCGTCTTTGCTCTTCCATGTTTAATCCTAATGGATTGTTTGCACCAATGTTTAAAGGTTCAATTCTATCTCTTGTACCTGATCTATAAAAATTTAATCCACCTGGTACAGTTCTTACTGGTAATAAGAAACCATCATCAGGAACTAATAAAGGTGGGTCTACTTGTTTCTGTGCAGCTTTGATTGTTGTCTTAACCATTTCATTTAACATCTTTACATCTGGTAAAGCTGTCATGGCAGGTGATCTTCCATAAATTTCATGTGAAGCCTTGAGGTATCTTGGTACAACAAAAGGGAACTCTTTAAATCCTGATACGGATAATTCATTACCATTTTTATATTCCATATATACAGATTCAAATGGCATATTCTTTTTATCTTTTTTTGCAGGATTAAAATCTGCTCTTGGATAAACTGCGTGTACAATCTCAACTTCTTTGTAGGGGTCTTTTTTTTCTAATATTAATATATCTTGTGATACTGCTGTGCCAAATTTTTGCACCACAGCTCGTGCTGATAAATTAAATCTTCTATAGATGGTATCAATTCTACCTTTATCATTTTCCGCAATGTAAACTTCATCGATGTGTCTTGTAGAAAATTTTATAAAATCTTCTTCATCTTCTTCGATAAACATTGCTGCCGTACCAAAGGTAATCAGATCATGATACAATTCAAATATTTCTTGTTGAAAGTTTGATCTATTAAATGCTGTGTACATTGCATCTGTTGCAGACTCCAACCACAGTTTAGCTTCATCTTCATTTTCAACATTGTCTTGTTTAAATCTTAACGTAAACCAAGGTGTAGATGGGTTTGTAAGCATACCATGTAATGATGCTGCTAATAATTCTAAGGCTTGTAAAGGAGAACTATCAAAGATGAGTTCCATTCTTTTATCGCCACGTGTTCTTTTTTTAGTGACATCTGATTTTCTTGGCATCATGTAATCTGCTACTTCTTGCCAATGCGTTTCCCAGTTTTGTCTTTGACCTGCTAGTCTGCTAAATCTTGTTAATAGTTTTTTTGTTAAATCTGTTTTTGCCATTATTGTCCTAATAAACTCTTTCTACCTAATGTTAATGTTTGATCTTCTACTCCGCCAGGTCCTGTCATAATCGTCATTGATCTTCCTCTTGCTTTTGTTTTTCTTGAATCATATCCATCCATGCTAGTCGCTGTTACTTGAGATACTTCTGCTTGTGTTGGAGCTGCTGTTACGGGTGCTGGTGCAGGTCGAGATGGTTTAACTATTCTTGTAATTGCTCTTGCTGGACTTCCTCCCATATTATGATCCTAATAAAGTTTTCTTTTGCACTTCCGCTTCTTCCTCAATACCTAAAGGTCCAGTTAAGATAGTTGATTTTCTACCTTTTCTTTTTCTTTCTAGCGCTGCTTGTTCCGCTGCAATTCTATCTTTCTCTTCTTGAGACACTTCAGTTGATGGTGGTGTCGGCAAAGGTTGAACGGGTGGTAGCGATGGCATTTTTGGTGAAAAGATTGATCCCATAATTATATAATC